CTGCTGCTGCTGCTGCTGCTGCTGCTGCTGCTGCTGCTGCTGCTGCTGCTGCTGCTGCGCCTTCTGCGCTTCCTCACGCGCCTTCATGCCGTTGAAGAAGTACTCCTCCGCGGTGAGCCCGGCTTCCGTTGCACCGGGGATGTCCTTCCAGGTGATCGGGTGGCCAGGCAGCACCAGGCCAGCGGCGAGCAGGTCGTCGTTAATCTCGGCGTCGCAGCACTCGTTCCAGAACAGCGGGTCGACGTTGACGGCGTTGCACGCCACGCCCCGTCCGTGGTGGTCACGAACGATGTGCGTGTTCTCGTGAGCCAGCACGCCTTCGTTCTCGTCCACGGTCCACTTGGCTACCACCTCCGGGTCCACCAGCATGATGCCGTCGTGGCTGACGGCGAAGGTGCCGAACCCGATGGCGGTGTAGGGGCGCAGCGCGAACACCGAACTGCGGAACCACTTCCACCGCCGCACGAGCTTGAGGCGGGCGCCGTTGAGCTTGTCTTCCCAGGGGAGTGAGTTGATTGCGTTGGTCATTGTCTGTGTCTCCGGTTGCGGGTTGGGTTGGGTTGCGGTGCGGCCTACTCGCCGTCGTCGGGGTCGGCCAGCAGCAGGGCGGCGGTGATGTCGGTGTCCAGCTCGTCCATCTGCTCCTGCAGCTCGGGAAGCGCCTGGCTGCAGAGCGCCTCGTAGTAACGCACCTTGTCACGCAGCTTGCTGCTCTTGCTCTCCCTGGTGCGCAGCGCGCTGGCGCCGAGCGCCTTGTCGCCGGTGCGCTCCAGCTCCTCTGCCCACTCCTTCACCGCCTTCTGCGCCTCGCGGGTGATACCGTCCAGCACGGCCTCGACCACGCCCTCCGACTGCAACGCGTCGATGCCGTAGACCTTGCACTGGCTGACGGTGTGGATGACGTCGCGGTAGATGTTCCACTGCTCAACGTTCTCCGGGGGGATGTAACAGAAGCCACCGTCTTCACGCAGACGCACGGCGCCGAGGCTGCGCGCCAAGACGTGCCAGACCCAGTTCCCGGTATTCGGGCTGATGAGGTAGTTCAGCGTCTCGTCGAACTGGGCACGCACGCTGTCGGCGTGCTTCCAACTCTCCGGGCTGAACTTGACGGTGGGCTTGGCTTCGGTGGGATCGGAGATGTCGTACACGATGCGGGCGACGACCATGTTGTCCACGTCGTAGCCGAGCGGCTGCGTGTCATCGCCAGTAGCGTGCTCGTCCACCAGCGCCCAGCCACGACCGGCGTCGTCAGACTTCTTCAGCGGGCGCAGCATGTCGCTCGGCGCCTTGTGGTTGAACATGGCCTTCCTGAGCGCCGCCTCCTCGGTCGTCTTGCGGGGGAGCAGTTTGGGGTCGAGCCCGCGCGCAGCCCACTCCTCCTCCAGCTGGCGGTTGTCGATGGGGCCGTGCACCGAGAGGAACGACAGCTCGCCGGCTGACGTGCCCTCGGGAAGGTTGGCGATGGCGACGATGTTGGTGAGGTTGCCGTTGGTCGGGTTGGTCATGGTCTCTGTCTCCGTTTCGGTTGGGTTGCTGCTGCCTGCTACCGTTGCAGGCTTCCACATATTATGCGCCTGGCCACATGCTTCGCAAGCTAATCGCTCGCCCTGGCTGGGGCCCCTGGAAACCAGCCGACCCGGCCAGCCTGGCCCGGGGGCCAGGCGCCAGGCGGTCGGGCTGTCCCCCGCCCTGGCGGCCCCTGCCAGCTGATGCCAGGGAGGCCCCTGGCGACGTCCCTGGTGACGTCCCGAACAGACGGTTTCGACACGCTGCGCTGACGCCGCATAACCTGGCAGCATGACCGACAACCAAGACGCAGCCGTGGCGAACGCGCTGCTCGATGTCACCGCCGCCAAGACGCGCACCGCCGACGAGGCGTTGCGTGCTCTCGCCTTCGCCATGGCCCACGTCTGTCGGTCGATGGGCATGCCGATAGCGACCGCGGTGCAGCGAGTGCGCGACGCAGGACAACGGCTCCCGAAACCACTGACAGACTGATGCCTCGACGCGGCTACGGACCGAGACAGCGCGCCGTCTGCTGGGCCGCGGGCTACGCCGAAGACGTGGACCGATGGTGGGACCAGTACATCAACGTCAACCTGTCACTCGTACCGTTGTCGGCGGCCCGTGAGCATGGCCGACAGCTGCGCATCCAAGGCCAGTCACGACAGCGCCAACTGCAGGGGCTCACCAACATCACGTCGATCTGGAACTTGGTCTCAGCTAAGATGCGTCAGGTGGACGAAGGGTGCGCGGTGCTGACTGCCGCGGCCAGACTAATGAACGACGGGGAAGACGATGCCTAAGAAAGACCCGAAGCGAGTGGCCGCGGGCAAGCGCTCGCGCAACAAAGGGAAGACGTGGGAGCGCGCCATCGTGCGTCTGCTCAAGCCAGTGTGGGACGCGTTCCGCGGACACCAAGACAGCCGCGGTGGGTTCGGCGGTGGCGAGGGGTGCGACGTGGAGGGCACGCCATTCTACATCGAGGCACGCCACGAGCAGCAGTACGACTGGCGCAAGCATCTGCGCGAGGCACTGACCATGAAGACGGCGCGCGGTGACGCACGCCCCGTCGTGCTCATCGCCAAGGAGGACAAGAAGCCTCCCGGGTGGAGCGTCGGCAAGCCGGGCACACCGCCTGTCGCCATCATGTTGATGGACGACTGGTACGAGCTAGCGCGCCAGGTGGTGTCGCTGCAACGCAAGCTGGAAGCGCAGGCCCGAGCAAGGAGTAAGGCACCATGACGACCGAAGACTGGCAAGCCCGCGCCATCGTAGCCGAGGGCAGGGCGGACGGGTTGCAGATGGAGAACGAGCACCTGAAACGCGCAGTCGACCAGCTAGCCAAGCCGGCGCCACCGACACAGCAGTCCCGCACCGAGCGCGCCGTCTACGGCGAGGCTGGTACAGGTGGAGAGGCGAAGGCGGTGCGCGCGGAGGAACACCTCTGCAGCGACTGTCTGCACGCGCACACCTGCGAGGTCGCCGCTGTGCTGGAGCGCCGCGACGAATGGCTGACTGCGCTGGCTCGGTGTGCCGCCTACTGCAGCATGACCGAGCAGTGCGTTCTGCCTTCCGCTGATCCGTCTGAGTGATACACTGGCAGAGGCGTTGCGGGTGATGCGGTCTGGTCTTCCCCCCAGACCCTTCTGCCCGCAACGCTACTCAACCTCGCGAGCGCTGTCGCGTAGCTCCTCCCATGTCTTGCCCAGCGCGCGAGGCAGGTCAGTCTGCGCGTAGGCGCTGCGCTCATGCTCTGCGTCTCGGTAGCCGTTGGTGATGCCGTGGCGAACGACGGCGGTGATGTTGTGCACGAACAGCCAGAGGCCGCCACTGCACCAGATGCACACGGCGAGCAGCCAGTGACCGGTGACTAGCCAGGCAGCCACGGCGACCAGCGCCGCCTTCGCGTTCTCGTCTTCTGCCTGGCGCACATGAACGGCCTCGTGCCGCTCGGTGCGGTTGTCAGCAGCAGCGGTGTCGTCGTAGGCGAGCGGCGTGTAGACCACCGCCCGGCCCAGCGTGACGCTGAAGCGGGTGGCGACCCAGGGCCGCCAGGCGGCGGTGAGCACCAGGCCGGGGGCGACGCGGTAGCGGTGGGCGAAGCCCAGCCCCAGCAGCAGCAGCGCCAGCCAGGAGCCGAGAGCGGTAGGTAGGGAGACCAGGAGTAGCAGCCAGCGCATCACCATCACCTCGCGTAGCCAATGACCAGGCCAGTGGCGACCACGCCAATGACCACGCCGACCGGGCCCCAGACCCAAGGCTTGCCGGCGAACCACCCGTCTCGGTCGCGCTCGGCCTGCTCCCGACCGCGCACAGCGACATCGACCACCGTCTGGCTGGCAGCAGCGCTCTTCTTCGCGGCGTCCAACGCCTTCGTCAGCGCCTTCACCCGTGCCACCTGCACCTCATCCCGCTTGTGACACAGCTCCAGTTCGGCCCGCCGCACCCGCAACTCCTCCACGTCGGCTAGCACCTGGCGCGAGATGGCCTCGGGCAGCCACACGCCAGGCACGCCCTCATGCTCCAGTGGCACGGCAGCAGCAGGCGGGTCAGCCAACGCGGTCGCGCTGCAGAGCAGGACGGCGCTAGCGATACAGCTTGTTGAAACGGTCAGCAATCTCATCGCGTGTCTTCCCCTGGACGTCTTCACGTACCGCAACGGCTTCACGCTGGGCCGCCGCAATGGCGGTGCTCAGCTTCACTTCCTCGTGGGCCAGTTCGTCGGCGCGCTCCTCGGCGCTGGCCCGCTTCGACTCCAGTGCGGCCACCTGCACCCGTGCCTTCTCCACCTTCACCGCGTCCTGCAGGCGGTCGACCTTGCGCGAGTAGGCGCCCCACGCAATGAAGCCCAGCAGCAGCGCAATGAGCGCCACCGAAACGGCCTCGATGTGCTCGCGCACCCATCGCCACGCAGTCAGCAACCAGAGCACCGCGTCACTCCTTGCTGTCGGGCGGTGGCTTGCTGGTGCCAGGGAGCTTGAGGTCGATGCCCTTCTTCTTGGCCCAGCCCTTCGCGATGGCGAAGGCCCACGTAGACATGATACCGGCGAAGGCAAAGTAGAGGACTGCAGCCGCGCGTGTGTCGACCTTGTCCGCTACCGGTAGCGACCACAGCACACCGACCAGCGCACCGACCGCGACCGGGTGGAGGGGCATGGTTTTCCGCCCCCACCAGAAGAAGCGCCAGAGCACCGCGTTCGGCGTCTCCGTACGCCACCGAAGGAAGTTGCGCTCCGTCCACACCGTGCCCTTCAACACCTGCCCGATCGTGGCAAAGATGAGCATGGCCGCGACGAACGGCCAATGGTCACCAACGGCCTCGCCTAGTTGTGCAAACAGATCCATCGGTCATTCCCCTTCCGACTGGTACACGATCACAGTTCCGTTCAGCGCCAGCATATCCGGCGGCACGTCACGCTCCGCCGCGTGTGCGCTCGCGTGCGCCGGGTGACTCTGCCCCTGCTCGATCAACCGCTGCGCCAATGCGTTGACCACGCACCGGTGATGGTTCGGCGGCGCGTCGGGCAGCGTGTCCCAAGTGCGCTGCAGAAACTCCATCGCGCCGCAGTCGCACGCGGGCACCGCAATCACACCCGGCGCGCTGTCGGTGCCGAGACACAGTGCGGCGACCGCGTGCCGCACAGTCGCACCGCAGTGCGCGCAGCGCGTCACCACGCGCTCAACCGTTAGCTCTACTATCGCCATCCGGGCACCTACAGCGACACGGTGAGCGTGCCTGCCATGCGCGCCGCGCCGGCACCGCTCGAAGTCCCGCGCACGAGACAACCGCCGACAGAGACATCCATCACGTCGAGGAACGCTGCGTTGAGGTTTGAGGCGCTAGGCGAGTAAGTCAGCGTGCTCGGGACGCTGTTGAACTTACTGATGAACGTGACGCCCTGCACCATCTCCTCGCCCGAGCCAGCCGCTAGCTGCGCGGCGCCGACCTTGTGCGACATGTTCACGGCGTCGGTGATGCGGTTGCCGTTCGGGTTGATCTCGAACAGTGCGGCGGCAACCGTGTTCTGGATGCGCACCTGGCGGTCACCGCCCTGCGTTCCAGTGTGCACCGAGTCGAGCCGCCCGATGCTGGTGCCACCCGTCTGAATGTTCCAATACTTCATGATGAGCGCGTTGTCGCTAGCGTCGCCCGTACCGGGGAACACCACGGCGCGCGCGGCTCCAGTGGCGGCAAACTCAAAAGTCTCCCCGCCCTGGATCTGCAAATTCTGCCCAATGACGAGAGCACCATCAACAACGTGCGCAAAGATGCCGACGCGCTGCGCGCCACCGCCCGCGGTGAACAACTCGTACAAGTATGGCGCAGGACCAGCCGCGCCAGCATCGACCAGCGGCCCCTGGAAGCCGCCGAGGAACGCATCGTTGGAGGCGAGCCGCCGCATGGCCCCCGCCTGCAACTCGTTCAGCTGACTGCCCACGTCCCCTTGCGTGAGCCACCCCTGCACGTCGGCACCCACACGCGACGCACCATCGGCACCCGCGCCGGCTTGATCGTTCAGCAACGTGAGCAGATCGGAGATCGCGCTGCGTACCGAGCCCTGCGAGAGTGAGAACCCGCCGACCGAAAGCACATCCATCCCGATCCGATTCGCGCCGTCGTCGCCTGCGATGGCTTGGTCGGCAAGCGCTTGAACCACCGCACTGATCTGAGAGCGCACGGTGCCTGCCGGCAGGTCCAGGGCACCGGACCCACCCGCAGCAATCGACGCGCCACCAATAGCGCTCGCACCATCGCTGCCCGTGTCGGCATCCAAGCGCCCGAGCAGATCCACCAGCATCGCCTTCAGCGTGCCCTGCGGTGACGAGTAGTTCGTGCCTGTGATGGCGTCGATGCCGACCAGGGTGGCACCATCGTCCGGCGCAGTATCGTCGGACAGGTCAGCCACTCCGGTGTTCACCGCGTCCAGCATGGCCTGAAGCACGTCGTGCAGACTGCGCTCGTTAATCTCGGTCGGGCTGCCAGTGAGCTGGTAGATGTACTCGGTACGGTCCACCTTGATGTCGGCGTTCAGGATGGTGAGCTGGCCGAAGGTGATGAGCACGTCGGCCAGCAGAATATCGGTGGCGTCCAGCGGCGGGCGGGCAGGCGACACCGCCTCGGCACCCTGCACCACGCGCAGCGAGAAGCTCTCGGTGCGGTCGTAGTAGATGGTGTCGCCAAAGCCGTCTGTCCGCGGGTCGGTCAGCAGCCGCTCGAAGTGCGCGAAGATGGAGAGGTACTTCGAGTTCGCCGCGCCGACCACCGCGGTTGCTGCACCGTGCTCGTCCAGCGCGCAGTCCACGTTCTGCGTAGCGGCGAACGAGATGTGCTGCGCTTGCTTGTCGAATATGACGGCTGGCCCCTGCACCTGGACGGTGAAGTTGGGCGCCGCCTGTTCTGTCACCTGGCCGTTGGTCGCGACACCGGTGAACTCGAACGCAGCAATGAACGCCTGGATGCCGGCTTCCACGGCGTCGAACGCCTGGTCCAGCTCTTGCTCAGTGGCCTTCTGACGGAAGAAGAAATCGTAGCGGTCCATCGGTGTCTCCCTACTGTATCACGTCGGCTAGTGCAGGATGAAGGTTCCGGGTGCGCCCCCTGGTGCGCTGCTTCCTAGTTCAGACAAGCCCAGTTCGAGGTGGTCTATCGTCGCCGGCGGGGTGTCATCCAGCACGCCGAGCAGATGGGTGTGGGCCGGCTTCATGTACTCAGCAATCGAGGTGATGCGCTCGCGCTGCTCGTCCGTCAGGATGCCAGGGGCCAGCACGCGGAAGGAGTACAGACCGTCGCGAGACGGGCCCAGCGAGACGGGGGACACCGGCGCCTCGACACCTGGCGCGCTCAGCTCGTCGCCCACGAGCCCCGGATGCACCGGGCCCAGTGCGTCCAGGTCTGGCGTGTCCGGGTTGCCCAGTTCCCAGCCCTCGCCGTTGAACACTTCGATGGTGACCTCGATGCCTACGAAGAATCGCACGACGTCGATAATCCCGACGCCGGTTCCCTTGAGCTTGTAGATGTCCACCAGCACACGGACCAGGCGGCGCTTGTCCGTCTCGTTCAAAACGAACTCGACAAAGGGGTTGCCCAACCCGACCAGCATGGCATCGACAAACTGTTCGGGCGCCGTGTCCACGTCGAGTATGTAGCCCCACTCGTCCACGCTGCAGAGCAGGAGGTTGGTGACCTCCTGCACGATGCCCAGTGTGGCGCGAAGCTCGCCACTGGCATCTTCGGACTTGTTCATGTTGGGGATGAAGTCAGCCACGCGGAAGCGCCGGCCTGCCGGGTAGGGTGGAGTGAACGCATCGAACGTGGAGTCGTTGGCGGGCGCGACGAAGGCGTTGCCCGCTTCATCCACCACGTTCGCCACGACCAGCAGGTACGGTGCACCAAAGGTCAGCTCGATGTCGGTGGTCACGTCCACCGTCACGGCGTTCACCTGCACCACGCTCACCGCTACCACCTCCACCGCTGGGCGCGACTGCCGCTCGAACAAATAGTTCGCGGGGTTCAACGCATCGCTGGTGTCGGCAGCGTTCGCCATGCGCACCGGTTCCGAGTACGTGATGCGCAGCAGCTTCTTCCCGCGGGCGAGCACGCTGTCGATCAACGGCGGTGTCAGGTCCAGTGCACGGAAGGTCCACGTCTCGTCCGTGCTGAGCGACGCCGACTGGAAGTTGGCGGTCACCGTAGCGCTGTCGGTGTAGGCCGCCGGTGGAGTGGCGGTGAACTGCTTGACGTAGGTGCTCGCGTTCACCACCGCGCCAGTCCACCCGTTCTGCCAACCGCCACCGCTAGACCAAGCGAGCACGGTGTCGACGCGTAGCTCCATGTCGGTGGGCCAGAGTGCGGGGCCCTGGTGGAAGACCTCGAAGTAGACGTCCTGCGTGTAGAGCACACCGCGCTCAGTCGGCGTCGGGTTGCGGTTGAACACTTCAAGCTGTTCGGTGGCAGCCACCCCGACGAGGGTGGCGTAGCTCCAACCGAAGATGGTGTTCGCATCCGGTGGCCCAGAAACCGGAACGCACTTCACGGTAGACGTTGCGCCAAACGAGTCAGACTGGATGCGCACCGTGCCACTCACTGCCGTCGCAGTGCCGTCTGGCCACTGCGAGTTGATGGCGGCGGCTACCTCGACCGCGGTCGCTTGGGACAGGTCCGCAAACTGCGGGTCGGTCAGGTTGATGGTGGTCGGACCACCGTCTGCCTCTAGCTGCATCGACACCGATGGCGTCAGGTCAAACGGCTCAGACTCCGTACCGTCAATCGTGCCGTGCGTGGCGTCGAACACCTGTTCGACAATGCCGTCAAGCTGCACACTGGGCAGACCCAGTTCAGTCACGACGTCACCTCCAACCGGTACGCAATCACATCAGTCCCCGGCGGCCCGCTGGCGCCGTCGAGTGGGATGGCCAGGTCTTCTATCTCAATCGTGCGCGCCCCCCTCTTGATCTCGCGGCTGGCGAACACCGCCCCGTTCAACCGCATGGTGAACAGCCAGCCGTGACCCGCGGGGATGACAGGTGGCGCAGCGAAGCGAACACTGGCGCGCATGAGCCGTGCCGCACCATCCAGCGTCACCGTCTGCTGCACCTCGTGGTAGTCACCCACCGCCAGGTTCCGCTTCGCGTGCAAGGCATGGCCCAGCTCGAACACGTACGCCCCCTCGGGCGCGTCAGCCGTAGCGATGCGTCCTTGGTGCGTGCCGAGATCTTGTTCCCACGGGCTCGCCATCGTTCATCCTACAGCTGTCGCGCGATCTCCAGGTGGTCAAAAAACGCACGTCGCGTCACGTCCTGCACCAGCGCGCCGAAGCCTCCACGTCCACTGGTGAACGGGGCGCTGCCAGTGTTGACGCCCAAGACGTCATCCACAAAGCCCGACACCAAAGGACTACTCGGTCCCTCCATCCCTGGCACGACCACCCATACCGGGGCCGACACCGGGTTGACCGTCAGGTCGTTCTGGAAACACTGCAGGATGACGTCACCCGTGCCTTGCACGATCATGTCGAGCCGCAGATGCAGCCAGGTGTCTGGCTCGTACGTGTCGCTGGACCGCATGAGAATGTTCGGGCTGATGGCAGGGTCCACCACGCTATCCGGCAAGCCACCGGTGAGCGCACCCTTGCGAAGCGCGATGCGGTGCGGGTCGCCATCGGACAGCCCGAGGATGTAGCCGCTGTCAGCGGTAGCCGTACCGCCGAGGCCGGCAAAGAGGAACGGTGCGAAGCCGGTAGGCGAACCGGAGATGCCACGCTTCACCGCACCGCGCACGCTGCCTCCCTTCGCCATCGGTGCGAAGTCCACCTGATTGTTCGACAGCGCAACGACGGCGTCGACAATCTCCACGGAGTTGACACCGTAGGTGAACACCTCCCCACCGTTGGGCGGGGTGATGCCAGCAGTCGCGCCACGCTTGACCTCACTCACAGCGGGTGCGCCAGTCAGCTCTGTCCAGTCTGCTTCAGCCATCTCGATCTCCTACAGGTCCGACAGGCTCACCCAATGGGTCAGCCGTGAGCGTGCGATGTAAAACTCTCCGCCACCCTTCGCGGTGAGCGGGATGTCTGTTCCGCCAGGGCCAACAGCGACGCCGCCGATGTAGGTGGCGCTGATGGTCCCGGTCACGTAGTACGTCTGGTCGTAACGGAGCGGAGTGGGGAGACGCGGAAGCTCCGCGCTACGGTCATCCGTGGACGGCACGCCAGCCGCGGTCAGGAACTCCACGTCGTTGTCCACCTGCAACGGCGCCGCACTGTAGTCCGCGAAGATTTGGTAGGTGGACAGGTTCACGTCAGTAATGCGGAAGCGGGTGGCAACGAGCTTGATGTTCTCGTACTCGAACGTTCCGCCGCCAACCGTACCGACGAACACCGCCTTGTCCACGCCCGGACCGGCGACAACCTCGCCCCACGACCAGAACCATGTGTCGTCGAGAGGGTCGTTGCGCCAGCCGAACTCGAAAGTCTCGTACGGATACTCGTCGCCGGGTGGCGCAGCGGGCCAGAAGTTTGCACCCTCCAGGTCAGCGGCCTCGAAGTCGAGCGGCGCGGTGCTCCACCAGAAGCGTTCGTACGTGAAGCCGCCGAACGTCGCCGCCTCCTGGTAGACCAGCACGGGGATGCTCTGCGCCGTGCCCAGTGGCGGGCCGCCCTCGCTAGGCGGGCGCTCCCACTGGCGCGCGAAGTTCTCGAACAGCTGGGGTGTCGAGCCCGCGTTGAACACTGCCCCGTTCGCCAACGTCTCGTCTGGCAGTGCCGTGACCAGCTGGTCCTCGTCGGGCCAACCGTACTCGAACATCTCCCGGCCGAAGCCCTCGAACCCCGTAGGCACGTCGACCGCGAACTGCGCCCAGTCGTACAGACTGGTCTGTACGCTGGTGCTCCAGTCGGCGGGCAGACCAGGGCCAGCCGGGTCGGCTGCCTTGGTCTCGAAGCCGGGGTTCAGTACGCTCATCCGGTGTAGTTCACGAGCACGAGACCCGTGTCCCCATTGTAGATAGTGACGTACCGCAAGACCGGGAAGTTATGCGGCGGCACGACGAGGTCGTTGGCCTCGTTGTTGACCTGCACCGCGCCAGGCGTGTCCGCCATCTTGCGCACACCGGTCGTGTCGCGAATGACATTGTAGATGTCGCTAAACGCCACCTCGTTGTCGATCTGGTAGCCGAACCCGATGTCGGGGTTGGGTGCACCCTCGGGCGTGTTCAGCGCGAAGAAGTAGAGCAGGTTGGTCCGTATCTCGTTGTCGACGTCCTCCGGCACAGCACCGTCTGCCAGGAAGACCATGCACACCACGTCCACGTAGAGCAGGATGGGGTCGAGCACCTGCACCAGGAAGGTGAGGGTGTTCGGGTACGTCACCGTGACCATGGTGAACACGGCATCCTTCAACGCTTGCGTTGGCACACCGCCACCGGTGGGCACGATGTAGAGTTCGCCCTGGTTCTCCAGCACGCCCTCCTTCTCGTTCGACGTGGCCATGAACGCACGCTCCACACCAGGGACGCGCAGCGCGTTCGTCTCGTAGTCTTCGCGCGCGACCGTGCGGTTGAGAGTGCGCAGGCTGCGCGGCGCGAGTACGCGGATAGCCTCCACGCTCTCGCGGTCATCGCCGCCACTGGCCTTCGTACTGTTCGTCACCGTCACCGTCTGCGGGTTGCCGAAGGAGTCGGTGTAGGCGCGGTCGGCCCTGGCGATAGTGCCAGGGAGCACGTTCCCCAACGTCCCTCCGCCGACCTTATAGATGGCGCTGATGGTGCCACTGGGGATGGCGCCGTTCACACCGTTGCCGAACCGAATGGTGGCGCGGTTGTTCTCGTCCACGGTCACGGTGTAGTGGCGGTCGGTGGCGGTGCTATCGAGAAAGTCGTCCACCACGGAGTAGGCGCCATTGCTCGCCACCACGTCGCTCGACCCACTGAGAAACGGGTCGTGAAGGAGCTGGTACTCCTGGTTCGGCGTGTCGTCGCTCTGCAACACCTCGTCCCGCCGCTCGCTGTGCTCCACCGTGAAGATCACGCTGGGCGGAGTGGCGCCCGCCGCAATCACCACGTCGGCCAACGCCTGGAACACCAGCGGGTCGGTCACCTCCAGTGTGCGGAACGCGTCCTGCGCCTGGATGGTGACGGTGCCCACCGGAGGCGCAGCCAGCGTGAAAGTCAACTCGGCCGTGGCCGCGACGTTGCCTGATGGGACGTAGCCGAGGAGCTTGGCGAGCGCGAGCATGCTGCGCCGAAGCTGCGCGTTACCGATGAACGCCTCACGCGCCTGATTGTCTTGGTAGTAGAGCAGCACGTCGCCCACGAAGGCGAACAGCTCCATCATAATGTTGCCGAAGTTGGCAACGTTGAAGTCCGTCCATTCTGGGAAGGCACCGCGGATGAGGTTGATCAGCCGCGCGCGCAGACTGTCGAAGTCCTTGTCGGTGTAGTCTAGGTTCTCGCCCAGCAGTGCCATCAGCTAGTGCCTCCGAGGTTGACGACCGTCTCCAGGTCGCCCGCGAGCACGGTGTTGTCGCCGCTGTTCTCGTCAACCAGTTCGTACTTCACGCGGATGCCCAGGACGTTCAGCTTGCCACCGGTCGGCGCGCTGGTGCGGAAGAGACTGACGGCGTTGATACGGATGCGCGGCTCCCACCGGCGCAGCGCGTCGGCCACGAAGCGCCGTGCCTGCTCGACCAGCGCTTGCGAGTTGAGACGCTGGCGCAGAAGGTAGAGCTTGCTGCCGAACGCGGTGCGCCAGGGTAGCTCGCCGGAAGCGAACTCGCTGTCGCTGGAGGTGCCGAGCACCTGGCCGACGCATGCCGCGACCAGTCGGGCGCCCGAGGCGTTGGCGAAGTCCACCTTCTGGTCCCTGGTGAACGGACGCAGGATGCCACGGCCCGTGAACGACAGGCTGGTAGCTTGCGCGATACCCGGGTCGGCGGGCGCCGAGACAGGTATGCTCGGCGTCCACGGGTCCGTCAGCAGGGGCCAGTCGGCAGTTCCCATCAGTACCCAATCTCCTTCCGGGTCGTGTTCCCTGCCGCGTCGGTGGCGATGATGACCACCTGGATGGGCGTGGCGAGCCAGCCGCCAGTGCGACGCACGGTGAAGCGGTGGCCGTTGGCGATGGGCACCCGAGATGAGCCGGCTGCGTAGCGCGACTCGTAGCTGATGCCGTTGAACGCCACCTCGGCAACGCCCTCGGCCTGGAACCGGACGTGCACCGTGACCACGGCGAACTCGCCGGAGTTGTCCTTCACGTCGAACGCGACCGGGTCGGTGCGGCTCACCAGCACGCCCTCGGCCGGGTCGAAGTTGTCGATCACTGGCGGGATGGGGTCCACGCCTGCACCGCCGACACCTGCCCACGCAACGGCACCCCAAGTCATGCGGCCACCTCCAGTCCTTGCCACGCTGCCGACAACGCGGACGCTTCGCGCTCCCGCTTCTGCGGGTGGAAGCACAACGACTCACGCGAGAACGCCGCGTCGAAGTTGACTGGCGGCCACCGATGCCGACGCGCACCGCGCACGACCCGCATCGCGTAGCCAGCCCGCCGGAACACTGCACCGAGGTACACGTCGTCGGTGTCGCGGGTGCGCGGGTCACGCCCCCACCGCAACACCTCGTCCGCGTCCAGCCACTCCGCACGGTACGCCCACGCGCACAGCCCACCGAGGTAGTCGGCCGGCCCCTCGTCCACCGTACCGCCGTCGCGCGTGTGTCCCTGGAAGCCGCAGACACAACCCGTGCGCTCCACTTGGTCGACCAGCGCGCGAGCGTGGTCTGGTGCGTAGCAGTAGTCGTCGTCCACCGTGACAACCACATCTCCCGGGCTGCACAGCGCTGAGGCGAGGTGCTTCTTACCGGGGCCGATGTCTTCCACCACGCACAGCTCGGCGCGCGTGCCAGCTACCGCGTCGACTGCCGCTGAGCGCACCTGTGGAGCAACGAACACCAGCACGCGTCCCACGCCAGACAGCGCGCACGCTGCCTCCACCGCCGGTCGGGCGAGGGCGACGCGGGGCTCCCACGTTGTCAGGCTAGCTACGATCACGGGCCAGGGTTCCTGACGACTTCGCAGCGTGCGATGAAACGCACGTTGTCCGTTCCCGTTCCAGTCCAGCGCACCTGCAACCGAAGCACGCCGTCCTCGGTGTAGACGATCTGCGCTTGATTGCCCCACGCCAGGTTCTGCAACACTTCGTCAAACGCAGAGTAGGCGTCGAGCAGGAAGGTGTTCGGTCCAGCGGAGTCCGCAATGAGGAACGAGTGCGCCGTGCCTGCCCCGTTCTTGTTCGCGGCCCCGGTGTTGCCGGCCGTGAACAGCAGTCGCGTGACAACGTAGACCGCCTCACCATACGGGACGGTGATGGTGAGCAAGTCCTGAAACGCGGTGTCGGACGGCGTGAGAATGTCGTCGGCGTCGTACAGCTCGAATCTTCGGTCTGCCATCGTCTACTCCTTACGAGGTCAAGTCGAAGGTGACGCCATCGTCACGGCGCAAGTGCACACGGTTGGTCGTGCTGTCTGCCCAGAGGTAGAAGAACCCACTGGCCGGCGTGCCTGGGTCAGCCACTTCGGGAATGCTCAGCGGCCAGAACTCAGCAGCGCTCAGCGTGATGGCATGCTTGTGGTCGTGGCGCGAGACGCTACTGGACGAGCCTGGCGTTGCGCCTGACCCACCCACGTTCACCGGCGCCGTGCCCAGTGCCGAGACTTCGTGGCGGTGATCCTGCCGTGCCACGTTGTCGGACGCGCCAGGTTGCCCAGTAGTCGTGAGGCTCACGGTGGGCGTGGCGCCGTCGAGCTGGTGCGGTGTCGCCCCGGACTGATACCACCATCCCATCCACGCCGAGCCAGTGAAGTACAGCCGGATGAGAGTCCACTGCCCGCTATTCGTAACCGGGGTTCCGTTCATCCATGTGATCGTGCCAACGGCAGCCGACCACGCTGGAGAGTTGGCGGCAGCAGTCGGCGCGATGCGGATTTGGTGCATGCCGATACGGCCAACTGAACCGGTGACGAGGTTGAGCGTGACTCCAGTAGACGAGATGCTGACGGTACGGATGTTGCCCAGCGTGAAGCGCACGTCCATCGACCCCGGCGAGCTACCGCCCGGGTCGCTCTCCTCGCCGTCGTAGCCAGTGGAGCCAGCGTTGATGAAGTTGTTGGTTCCGAATATGCTGTTCCCGTTGCGCTGCAGAAACTCCAGATCGTCAACGCTCGCAATCGCAAGGCGCGTCGACCCCACACCGTTGCTCTGGATCGCGACAACCTCCGGGTTCGGGTAAGTCGCTGCGAGGTCACCACCCGCCGCACCGTTGGGCGGGCGACTTCCCGTGTTAGCGTCCAGCGTGGCATCGGTAACCAATGCGTTCAGCTCGGCCAGCGTACCGCTCCCCAAATTGCCGAGGTCGGTGGCGTGCGGGTTGGCGGTGTCAGAACCATGCGAGCCGAGAGTGTACGCCAGCCCAGTCGTGCCTAGCTCACTCCCCGCGGCAAGGTCGCCAATGAACAACCGCGTGGTTCCTGCAGTGCAGTTCCAGCGAGACGAGGCATCGAACCGTCCGACGACCACGCTCAAGTCACTGGCGGTGGTGTGTGAGATACCGTTGCCCGCTACCGAACGCAAAGTCCCGAGCACGAAGTGGCTGTAGCAACCGGCGCCCGCACCGTCGGCAATACAGCCGGAGCCGCTGAGCGAACGCAGGTCGCGGCAGAATACCGTGACCACGGACGCACCGGTGCAGCTGAGCGAGAAGTTCGACCCGTAGCCGCTCGACGCTGCGTAGTCGCAATCAACCTGTGCGATTACGTCGGCCCCGGTAACCTGGACGCCTATGCCAGCGCCGCCGCTGTCCGTGATCCGGCGGGCTTGGACATGCGCTTCACCAGGACCAGTGATGCGAACTGCTGCCGTGCTGTTCCCGTAGAACTCGTGAGCGTGTGCGCTGGCAACCGCGCCCGAACCAGGAGCAACAATCGTCAGTCCTTCAATCTTGGCATCCGGTGCGTGAAGGCTCACCCACCCTGGGATGGTCACGCTCTCGGTGTAGAGACCTGCGTCAGTGCACACCAGCGTGAACCGGTTGCTACTGCTCGGCGTCTGCGCCACAGCGAGCGCGAGCGCCTGACCGATGGTGAGCACCGCGGTGTCGGGGCGCAGCCCGTCGTCGCTGTCATTGCCATGCTTGCCGAAGTAGTAGACCTGCTCGCCCGTCCACGCTGCGCCGCCGGCCGCGTCAACCAGTGCGGCGAGCAACGGGTTGATGAGGCGCACACCGCCGCTGTCCCCAGGCGTGTCGCCTGACCAGTGGAACAGCTGGCCGCCGAAGTTCAACTCGTTCGGCTTGGAGGTGAGCGGGGCGGGGTCAATCTGGTTGGGCGGGAAGATGGCGTTGAGGGCGCCACGCGGAACGCCGACGCAGCGAATGTCCTCGTCCATCGTGCCCGTGTAGTTCGGGCCGTCCCACACGCGCAGACGGATGCGGTAGCACTCGCCATCGACCCCGGTGGCGCTGGTGAAGCTGTACGAGGGCGTCGCGTCGCCAGGGTTCTGCGCCCACACCAGCGGGTCGCCGGGGTCGCGCTCGAACCCGCTGCCAGGCGGGCCGTAGAGCAGCTCGATGCGCCAGCTCGCGACCGAATCGTTGTTGTCAATGCCTACGACGACCTGATCCGGTCCGCCGGCCGCGATGGCGAGCGCCTGGCCGCCTGGCGGTGTGCTGAGCCCCTGGCTGAACTTGATGAGTGCTACGAGCGCCATGACGTCTCCTATCCTACATCACCCCGGCCTGCTTGAGCAGGTGCGCCGAGCTGGCTGCCAGGGGCCCGCCAGGTGCGTCGCAGCCGCCAGGGCTGCCCGGTGGCACCCTGGCCAGGGCCGACGCAGCAGGGGGCGGCCTGGCAGGCCCCAGCCAGGGGCCCGGCTGGGGAGCATTTCGTTGTCGCAACTCTTGACACGCGCCGCATCTCCATCACCGCCACCGCCCCTCTCACTCGACCGGGATGCTGTCGCGCAGCGCGCGGAGCTGGTCGAGAGCCTTCTCCAACTCTTCTATCGCCTTCTCGGGGTCGTCGCCAAGCCCGCCCTCGAAGCTGGGGATGTCGAGGTCCAGGCCAGCGGCCTCGCTCAGCTTATTCAGCAGCTCGACCATCGAGTTGATGGAGTTGAACAGCCGCTCCAGGTTGGACAGGCCCGACGAAGCGCTGCCCTCGGCGCAGTCGATAATCCCTTGGAGGAGACTGTTGCCGATGCCCTTGGTTGACGCGATGCGGTTGAGCAAGTCGATAATCGCGCGCAGCTCTCGAATGACGCCGTCGATCATCTGGATGATGACGTCAATCAGGCCGACGATGAGAAGCGGGAGCGAGACTTGTGGCAGCAGCGCAAGGAGCTTCTGCATCTTGGCGAGCAGATTGGGGATGCACGCAGCCAACGCGTCCGGGTCAGGGGGCGGTCCGATGGTGTCGGGTATCGCCTCGATGCAGTTCACAATCGCAATGATGGTCTCGATGATGTCGAAGATTGGCTGCAGCGGCGCGAGGCCAGCGCTGGCCTGACCGAGCAGCGAACGCGCCAGCGCGAGCAGGCTGGGCGGGAACGTCTCGAAGAACGTGCACATCTGCGCGCCACCTGGAAAGACCAGGCAGAGGTCTTGCCCCATCAGGTCGAGCAGGTCGCAAAGCTCGTCAATTTCTGGAAGTCCCATTAGATCGGGTCCGCCGTGTCTCGAACGATGCGCTTGTTGATGCGCACCTGGAGACCTTCGATGTTCACTGCACCAGCGCTCTGGATGTAGATGGCAACCGTGCCACGGATAACGACGCCGCGCTTCACGCCGTCGAACTCGATAATGTCCTGGTCGGCGTCGGCGCCCTCCTGCGGGCGCTTGTCGCGAATGCGGAACGACTCGTGGCCCTCCCTCTCGTCGACCACGATTTCGTAGTGCTTGAAGTCCAGCACCTTGACCTCGGGCGTCTCCTCTTCCGACAGACCGCGCGCTGCCTCAGGTATCTCCTGCTCGCCCTCGGGAATGCCCCACGGCCCTCCCATGTAACGCGGTCGGTCGGGGTCGCCCTGCTTGAACATGACGGCCACGTCCGCACCCACCTCGGGCACGAAGAAGAAGCCGCGACCACTGCTGCCAGCGCCCGGCGACCCGATGGGCCAGGCCCACACCCCGTCGCCCTCGATGTAGCCAGGTAACGCAACGCGCACCCGACCGCACCTGAACGGGTCGGCGCGGCTCGTTACGATGCCGTCGTACACTGCCCAGAGGGGCGCAATCTCGTCGTCTTCGGACATGCTCTAACCTGCGCCTCCACCACCGATCTGGCTCTCATCACCGCTGTCTCCGCCACCCGTGCCACCGACACCGCCACCGGATGACGTACCCTCCTCGGGCAAGTTCGGCGGTGGAGGTCCGCCTCCGCCAGTGCCGCCCGCACCAGCGTCCGGCATATGCTCGAACGGCGTCACGTCAGCGCGCTGGAACTGCCCGCCATGAGGCTCGGTGTAGCTATGGCCAGGCACGGCGACGTAGACCTTGGACTTCTCGGTACGTCCCCACGTCACCGTCCGCTGCCCCGTCTCCGGGTCTTCGGTCGTGGTGCCATCGGGCGCGACCGGCACGTCTTCCTTCTCTTTCGGCTTCGGCTTTCGCGTCTTCTGTGCGCGCACGCTGATGGAGCGGAAACCGGGAGCGACCTTGCTCTTCGTCTTGCTGCCACCGGTGCCGTCGGCGGTCGCCTTGAGCGAACAGCGGAAGCCGCCGCTGTTCAGCGTGTGCTGAGCCATCCGAACGTAGTAACGCTGCGACATCCGTTTGCCCACGTTCACCAACGTCACCATCGACTTCGCCACGAAGGTCGGGTCGCCAACAATCTTGATGGTCACCTTCATGGCCTTCTGCTTGACGCGGCGGTGTCGCTTCTTGGCGTCGCGCTTCGCGTCCTGCTCCGTCTCCGCCGAAGTAGGACCGTGGCCGTTGCTCGCCGCGTCGTTGTCCGGCTCGTTGCCGCGCAGCGGGCCGACCAGCTCAGGCGTACGCAGCGAGGGATGAGGCGCAGCAGCGGTCGGCAACTCCGCCGGCGACCCAGGCTCGCCAGGCCAGAACGGCATCGGCTGCCCTGGCTCCAGACCAGGGTCGGTCCCACCTGCGTCGAGCCCTTCCCCGCCGGCGCCCGAGCGGTTGCTGGGGTCGTCGGGGTTCTGGGGGTAGTAATTCTCCGTCGCGTAGGGAACGTGGATGGACTGGCCCAGAACCATCTGCCTGTTCCCGGCAGCGTCGACAATGAACTGCTCCGTCGCGGTGACCTCGTGGCGGTACGAGTCTGCCGTCTCCTCCCGGGTGAGCGTCTTCTTCGTCTTGGGGCTGCGCCCGCTGACCTTGGACCGGCCAGGCTTGGCGGTGATGTCGGCGTCAGTCTCGAAGCTGATGACCTCGCCCGGGTCGTTCGGCTCGATGTTGTAGTACCGCAGCTCCCTCACCTTCTGCTGACGCAAGTCGCGCGGGTGGAAGTGGAAGCCCTCCCAGTCGATGTAGAACAGGTAGTCTTCGATCTCCGCCATGCGCCGGATGAACTCGGCGTCGGTCAGGTTGGCTTGCACGATCTGCTCGTGCACCTCCTCGGTGTCCTGAATGAGCAGCACCTCGTCCGACACATAGCCGAGCGTCTTGGCGATGGCGCGCACCGTGTCGCTCCGCTTCATGTTGTCCCACACGCGGTGATGCTTCTCACGCTGCGCGATCACCTCCAGGCCGTCAGCCTGAATCTTCAACTTCTGGTAGCCGGTGACCTTGCGGACGATGACGGTGCGCGGCACCGACATGAGCCCGGGGTAGCCCCACGAGATGCGGAGCTTGCCACCGGTGCGCCACACCGGGTCGTCAAAGTGAGCCAGGTCGAAGTTGTCGACGGTCAGCTCCAGCTTGTCGGCCTTCTTCTCGTCGTCCTGGTAATCGAACGACAGCACGCGACCAGTGAGGTCGAGCCGGTGCCAGACATTGCGCGCTGCGCCCGCCGGCTGCAGCCGGACGTAGAAGACAGGCTCAGTGCGCTCGACCACGCCTACACCTCAGTCTCGTAGATGCGCTCGTCGTCAAACACTTCTTCCAGCACGGTGCGCAGCGACGGGATGATGATGGCGGTGCCAGCAGCCAGCTCGATGGTCGGGTCGTGAATGGGCTGGGGCTGGTAATCGGCAATGACCCACCAGAGGCCACACGCACGAGACAGCGGTGCGAAGAACTTGCCGGCCAGCGCCCAGAGCGTGTCGCCACCCTTCACGATGTGCACCCGGTTGTCCTGCCGTTGCCTGAACGGGAATGGGATACGAGCGCCCATGAACATGACGTCGCTGTCGTACAGACTCTGCCAGCCGGTCACGTAGCTGTGTCGCGAGTTCTCCCGAGGCGGCATGCCTACACCTCCCCCAACAGCGACGGGTCGAGCAGTTCGGCAGGCTCGCCAAACCGCACGTCGTCGTCTTCGCGCACCTGATCGAACGTGAGCTGCACGTCGCTAATCTCCTCCAGCGACAGGTTGGTCGTCATGTGCACCGACTGGCCAATGCGGTTGAACCGCTGGTGACTGTGCTCCACGGTGCGAATGACAGCCTGCAACGACAGCATCGTAGGCCACGTCACCAGGATGCGCGGTGCGCCGCCGCCGACAATGTCGTTGGCAACGCGTCGCGGGTAGCACCAGGCCAGCAGCAACAGACGCGCACGCTGCAGCCCAGCCAACTCGGCCTTCGTCTGCGCCAGGAAGAACATCTCAAACCGGAGCTTCAGGTTGTCCGTGTTCGAGAACTGGAGCGGCTTGTAGCTAGCGCCCGGGATGGTGAGGCTGTTCCAGTTCGCGCCGAGCTGCTCGGTAAAGTTCGTCGGGTTGAACTGCGCCTCAAGCTCCGCGCCGTCCACCAGATTGGTGAAGACCAGCTTGCTAGGGACTTGGTTGATGGGGCCGCCTAGAGACATCGCTCACCTCACTCGTCAAAACCAGGCGGGGTCGGCAGGCCGCCCCGGTTGCGCTGGTTCTGCTGGATGTTGGAGAGCATGTTGAACATGGCCTCGCCGTTGGCGTCGCCTTCGAGCCGGATGGGTGTGCCGGCCAATGCGCGCGACATGCCAGCAGCAGTCCCGTTCTCAATGTCAGAGCGCGTGATGGCGGCCACTCCACCAGCGCCGGTCGTGCCGCCGACGTACGACTCGGACGGATAGTATTGCGTTCCCGATACCGCGGGGCCGCCCATCCCAACCTTCCCAATCTCAGCACGCCGCTTCGCGATCTCGTTGGCGTCGGCGTCCAGCATGTCAGCCAGGCCAGGACCCCACTCGAAGTCGCCGCCGGCCTGGCCCATCGTCATCACCCACTGCAGCGCTTCGCCTACGTTCTTCAGCAGGTTCCAGAGCTGCTGCAAAGACCAGGAGACGCTGGTGACTGCAACGCCGAAGACTTCCTTAATCCACAACCCCGCCTTGATGAAGCCGCTGGCTACCATCAGCGTCCAACGCAACGTCTCAGCAAGCCACCCGACGAGCGTGGCCAGCAGCCCGCCGAGACCAGCGCCGCGCGCCTTCATGCCATCCATCCCCGCGCCGCTCTCGGCAAACATGATGGTCACTTCGCCTATCACGGCCATGAACTCGTCAAATGCCGTGGTGAGCTGCTTGAAGGTTGGCGCCAACGCCTCGACGCCACGCTGCCAACCCATGACGAGACCGGCCCAGAACTGCTTCGCGACCTGCACGATGTGGCCGACCGCCTGCACGAAGCCGAGCAGACCCATGTTCCGCAGCATCACCTCGGTCGTAAACGACAGGCCCTCGCCGGACAGGACTTGCTGCAGCCCCTCCCATACCGTCGCCACCTTCTCCTTCAGGTTCTCGAACCAGTCGCCCATCCCTCCCCAATTGTTCTTGATGGCCATCCACGCCGCGACAGCGAGCGCGGCCACACCCACGAAGACCAGGCCCAGCGCGAGCATCGCACCAGCAGCAATGAGCGCCACCTTCGCCATGATGAGCAGGAAGGGAGCCAGCAGCATGAAGATCAGCGTGAGCGCGGTGGCCGAGCCAACCACGAACAGCAAGATGGAGCCGAAGAGCATGGCGGCCCCAATGGCTGTCTTCACACCAGCAGGCAACCGCGACCACACGCCGATGAGCGCGTTGACCAGGCCAATCACCACGGTCACAATCGGCTTGAAGATCTTGGCGAAGGGCTGGCCCAACTCCACCGCGAGCGTTTCGAGGGAACCGCGCAGCAGCGTCTTCTGCCCCTCGAAGGTGTCGAGCAGCGCTTCCTTAAACTCCTCGGCCGCGCCTTTGGCTCCTGCCATTGCTTCGCGCAAGAAGTTGACGGCATCTGCACCCTTCAGCAGATTGCCCTCGGTGTCGCGAATACCCTTTCCGGTTTGCGACGAGATGGCGGAGAAGGCGGTGACGCCGAAGCGGCCAAACATAGCGACCGCCTTCTTGGCGCGCATCGCAGCGTTCGGGAACTTCTCCCCGAGAGCCTCCTTCGTCTCCAGAACGATGTCCATAAACGGCTTGAACTTGCCCGACGCGTCAGTCACCTCAACGCCGACGTCCTTAAACCGCTTCGCGTTCTTGGCCATGAACATCAGCGCCGACGACACGGATGACGAGGCCACGCTGGCCTCGACGCCGCTGTTCCGCACCAGGCCGATGCTCGGCAGCATCTCGTCCATCGACTGCTTGGTCAGCCCCACGCCTCGGCCGAGGTTGCCGATGGCCAGTGTCATCTCGTTCGCCTGCAGAGCGGTGCGGTTGGTGATGCGCAGGAGCTTGTCGGCAGCGAAGCCGGCCTGGTCCGCGTCCATCCCGAACACGCGCAAGCTGGACGCCATGGTCTGCGCCGCGTCCGACACCGGGATGGCGCCACCGGCGGCCAGGTCGAGCGCACCGGTGAGCGCGGTGGCCGACTCGGCAGCGTTGAAGCCCTGGACCGCCAGGGAGCGCAGCCCCAGGACGGCCTCCTGGGGAGAGAACTGGGTCTCGATGCCGGCCTTGCGCGCAGTAGCGGCCAGCCTCTCCATGTCGTCGGCGCTGGCCTGGCTGATGGCGCCGACAGCGGCCAGCTCCTTCTCCAGTGTGCCGGCGATATTGGCGAGACTGATGGCGGTGCCGATGCCGGCAACACCGAGAGCGGCGACACCAGCAGCAGCGCCGATGCCGATGAGACCACCGGCGGCTCCCATGCCAGCCTTCTTCCCCGTGGCGGCCAGCCCCATCATGTTCCGGTTCAGGCCACCGACGACCGCACTGGCGCGGTCCTTCGCTGTGAAGACGAAGCCCATTCCCAAATTATTGAGCGCCATCGTCTACCTCTTCCGGTTCGCGCGCTCTATCTGCGCCGCCTCTTTCCGTCGTTGGTCCGTCAGTCTGTCAAGATACCACTGCAGTTCCCCAAGGTCGAGATTGTCCACGTCGCCCGGGGTCCAGTTCAACCCCGACCCGCCGTGCTGCTGATAAGTGAGGTGGAAGTAGATTTCCCGCACGTCCTCCAACTCCGGGCAGGGGAGGACGTTGTTGAAGAACAGCCACGGGTCTACTACTCCTTCTTCGCCCGCTGCACCGGCATGAAGAAGGCTGGCCCGAAAGGGAGACTCTCCTTCTGGATGTTGCCACACTCAGGGCACTGCACTTCGATGGCTGTCTCCACCCCGCAGTCAACCGCGTCCATCGCTTGCAGCAGGTCACGGTGTTCGCTCAGCTCCCGGTCATCCAGCCAGGCGACCAGTTCCTTCTGATCCACGCCGTCGACCGAGACGATGCGCTGGGCCAACACGCGCATGACGTCGGCGTTGTTCCCCTTGGCGAACTTGGCCCCCTTGCGTTCGTGCCGACCAATGCTCAGCTCGAACTTGACCAGCGTGTCGTCCATCGTCGCCTCGAAGGGGATGCCCTCCTTAAACCGACGCAGGCTGTCTTCGCTCAGCATGCGCACCGGCAACTCGTCCAGCGACACCTCCCACTGGAACGGCTCACCGCAGGCTGGCGCGGTGCACTGGGTCGGGAACGAGTACAGCTCCTCCGGGTAGGTGGCCTGACGTAGCTGGATGAGGATGTGGAAGCGGTCTCCTGACAGCACATCCAGCCAGGTAGGCGAACCGCTCGCGTCCAGGCGGTACGGCCCGGGGTCGTCCACCTGGAGCCAGCAGGCGTGAAGCAGATCATCGAACAGCTCGCCCGACCGTGCCTTGCGACGGTCGGACAGCAGCCGCATCTCCTTCCCCTTGAGACCGCGGATGGTGCCCGTCATTCCCGATGGGCACGTTACTGATAGTTTCATAGCGTCTTCCCACGGCGGTCACCCGCCACGCACGCGTCCAAGCTAGCCGGCTTGAACGAGGTCGAACCAGTCGTAGGTGAGCGTGACAGACTCGATCACGTTCTCGTCGGCTTCGTTGTCCCAGTCGCCTGCGACGAACTTCGTGGGCCACGCACCGTGGAGGCGCCAACGCCGAAGCGTGGAGTTGTCCCGCTCCTGCTGCACGATGTCGAGCATGCGCTTGAAGTTGGGCTCGACCAGGCCGCTGTTCGCCGCCGCGTTGGCGACCTCCTTGCCCCAGAGATACAGCTCCTTGTCCTGCGTGGCACCGCGCTCCAGCGTGATGTCGGTAAAGGTCATGCGACCGGGGCTCTTGTTGGGGATGATGACCCCGCCCTCGCTGTACTCGACCTTCGCCACCTCATACGACAGCTCGCTGCAGGTGCGGAAGCCGGCGACGCCTTCCGAAATGCCGCGAAGCCCGACGCACTCAACCAGCCACTTGAACTTCTTGTGGAAGATACGGGGTTGCCCTAGCACGGTCATCGGTCACTCCTCCTATCAGGCACCGAGGCCGGCCGCCTGCAGTTCCTCGTCCAGCGCGCGGGTGTCCTGGCTGAAGTTGAGGATGATGAACTCCGCAATCTTCTGCGTCGCGAGCCCGATGCGCGCGTTCAGCTTGCCAGCGAACTGTTCGCTGGGCGGGTTCAGCGCATCCGTCACGTCGACAAAGAACGCCTTGTCGGGTTCCTTCGAGCGGAAGGCTCCCACCCGCATCTGCGTGAGCAGGAAGCTCTCGATGGTGCGGTCCACCCTGGCGCGCAGCGTCTCGTCGTTGTTGCTGTTCCGCGCGAACTGCACACCGTTCTTGACCGACTGCTCGATAAAGATGACGCCGCGCCGCTCGGACACGCTGGGGAAGTTGCCGCCACCCTTCAGGGTGCGCGCGCCGTCGACCACGATGCTGGCGGTAGGCGGCTTCTGGATGGGGTTGATGCGGTGCGGGAAGATGAGATCGCGCCGCGGCTCCTCCAGCACCTCGTTGGTCTCGAATCCGACCACGCCGAACAGGCGGCCACGCTCGACACCGGCGGGCGGGTCGTACACTCCGCCCACCCTGGCGCCATCAGTGCGCGCCATCATGCCGGCGATGTGGCCGCTGGGCGGGATGACGATCTTGGCGGCGGTGCCGAAGACGCTGGAGTTCGGGTTGATGACCTCGACCTGCGGCCAGTAGATGGCAGCGTGCTCGCTGAGACCTTCAAGCGCAGCGGTGGTCGTCACGTAGTCGACAATCCCTTGCGTGTCCAAGCCCAGCGGCGGGTCGAGCACCGCGAACATGGACAGGTCGCGCGTCACCTCGCAGTAGGCGACCATCGCGTTGTGGACCGCCGTGGTGGGGCGGTCTGGAATGATGAGCAGGCTGAGGTCCTGAATGCGGTCGAAGGCGCGGATGCCCGTCTTGCCGGTGTCGTCGCCAATGAAGTCGACGTCCACCAGGCCAATCAAGCCGTCGTCGCCGCCCGTCATGGGGCCGAACGGGACGGGTGGCGTACCAGGACTGTTCACCGGCCGCTGCTGGGTCGGCGTGCCTGCCACGTCCTGGTCCGTCACGGTGATGTAGGCGGAGCCCTCGTCCGCATCGTTCACGATGGTCTCGACGTAGCGCGCGGAGGCGTCATCCATTGAGACGTTGGGGAAGTTCTCGACGATGATGCCGTTGTCCTCCACAAAGAGGTTGAACTCGCTGGCCGCCCCGCTGGTCGCGGCGGTGATGAGCACGCGGATGTCGTTGGCGTAGGCGCCGTCGTACCGGCCATCCGCCTTCAGCGTGTTCAGTGCCGCACCGGTGGTCCCGCTGTGCGTGGCGTTGTCGAAGCCCATGGCGGTGTCCGCCGTGCTGGTCGCCTCCACCTGGACGCTAGATGCGGGGCCCGGCGCACTGGTGCTGGACGCGTTGATTGCGCCAGCCACGGCAGTGACGAGCACGCCCGTCACATCCGCCTCAACCACAGCCTTCACCTCAGCAGCAGTGACGTTCTCGATGTCCGCCACGTCGCCAGTCCCCGTGACCGCCACGAGGCTGAAGGCGAGACGGTTGACGCCACCGCTGTTCGCGGTGCCACCCGTGACCTCCACACTGCTGTCTGTGCCGACGAGGTCGCTGGTGATGACCACGCCGCCAGCCGAGACGGAGGCGCTGCAGCCGGTCAGCTCTGCGTTGAGCACGGCCGCGACTTCGAGCGCGGTGGCTGCCGCGATGCTGACGAACTCGGCGGTGTTGAAGATGGCCGTCTGCACCGCACCGCCGTCGATCTTCACGGTCAGCGTGAGGGCGTCCGCCAGGTCGTATGTCTCGGTATTGCCCGAGGTGATGGCAGCAGCAGCCGCGTCGAACACTGCCTGGTCGGTGCCACCGCCGTCGATGCTGAAGTCCAGCGTGTCGCCAGGCGTCAGCAGGAAGGGCTCCGCCACCGTGCCCAGAACAGCGCCGTTGGTCGCCGCCGTCACGGCGGTGAGCAGCATGAGCGTCGCCGCGAGGCTGGTCTTGCTGGCCGGGATGGCGACGTCGGTGTAGTGCACCGTCCGCGTCTGGTAGAGCACCTGGCCGCCGTTGTTGAAGAAGCCGCGCGCTGCGCTGGTCGCGACACCGTCCACCACGTCCGCGCCGAAGGTGCGCCGCCACTCGGCAAAGGAGGTGGTCATCACCGCCTCCCCTATGGGCCCCTTCTCGCAGATGCCGACACCCGCTGTATTCGCCGTGGAGACACCGAGGATGGTGTTGATCTCCGGCGGCTCCTCCTGAACGACTACCTTGGAAGCAAGGAGTTCAGCGGTCATCAGTCAGCTCCCTTCTCGGTCACCAGCCTGCGCGAGTGCTTCGGCGCGGGAGTGGTGACAGGTGCCGTCTTCGCGGCCTCGACAATGGTGACGGCCCCACGCGCGAGCAAGCCTCGCACCTGAGCACAGTTCTTGATGGCCGGGTGCAAGTCGTCCACCTGCCCACGGGCAGGCAGAGTGATCGAGCCCTGCTCCTCCCGTTGCAGGGTTCGCGTCGTGCGCGACCCGTTGCGTTCGTGGGTGACCGACACCTGAGCGCGGCGCCTGAACCCGGACTTGCGGTTGCGGAACGCGGGGTGGTCGAGCACGATGGGGATGGACCGCGCGGTGTTGTTCCTGAGAGTGACGTTCATCGTTGCTTCCTCCCGACGTCAGCTGTCGGTCGACAGGGCTTCGCTTTGCAGACGTACGCCCTCGTCATCAGTGTACGCGGTCTTCGTACGAACCGCATCAGTGGGGAACCCGGCGACGCCTTCAATGTCGAAGCCTCGGATTACGAACGTACCAGAGAACGACCGGATGTTCGACTCGTTCGGGACGCTAGTGTCGGCCAGGTCGCCGTCGTCGGTAAAGTCCATCTCGTACCTGACGCGTCCCAGCGTCGCATCTGTTGGGTCTCGTTGCAGGTAGAGAAAAGGATTGCGTTCAAAGTATTGCGTCGCAAGTGCCATCAAGCTGAGCAGCTCGTTTGGTTCATCCGACACGCCGACCAGGCTAAACACGGCGTCGACCGTGTAGGGGGAACGACGGACGTTGCGCTCCAGCGGTGCCAGCGGGTCGTCGGAGGGTTGAAGCTCGTTCGTACGGTAGAAACCGTTCTCGCTGAGAGCGGGCCCGATGAGCGCGATGCCGGGCACCTGAGCCAGCGCAGTCTTGTTCAGCAGGTCTGCGGGGTCGTCGTCCCAGTCGGTATGCGACACGAGTGCCACATTGCTGATGATCTGGCGGCGCAGGTCCCGAATGAGCATGCGCACCATCCGGGCCAGGTCTGTCTCCGTGGCGAGCTGGGCGCGCTGGTAAGTCAGGGCATCCGCAGCCACCACCTCCTCGCCTGGGATGGGCACGCCGTCGTCATCCAGGTTGCGGATGGTCACGTCGACCAGGCCCTCTCCGTAGTCGTTGGCCTTGATGGCCTCGACGGGGCTGGGCGGGACGCGTACCAGGAGCCGGGTGGTCGACAGCACCAGCACCTCCTCGGCGGGCTCCCCATCCAGCCACACCCCGACGCCGGGCCCAGCAGGCACGCTCACGGCTCCCTGGTTCGGGGGCGGTAGCGATGGCACCCGGAAGCCGGTGCCTGCCACATCCACCACGCTGCGCCCGCCAGTGTGGACCAGGGCAGGGGCGACGCTGGTGAAGGTGGGGACGGCCACTAGATACCCCCACCAGAGGGCGCCTTGATGCCGCCCATGGCCACGCCTGCACCCATCAGCGCGCCGAGCTTGACGCCGACCCGCTTGTTGATGTCGCTGGGGCGGAAGTACGCGGTCCACACCGGGCCGAACAGCGGGCGCGCCGGAATGCGAACGATGATGATGCCGCGGCCCCCGCCGCCCTTCCCCGGTGACTGGTTCCCCTTCTTGCGGAACATCGCCATGAGGAAGCGTAGCATCTGCGGCGTGACCTTGATAGCGATGGTCTTGCCGCCCTCGTGCAGCTGCATCAGGTTGACCAGGCTCTTGCCGGTCGCGTTGCGCGCGGTGCGCAGGATGCCGACGAAGGCGCCCTGACCACGCTGATGCTTGACGGTGATGGCGCGACCCAGCGCGCCCGTCTTGTTCAACGGCTTACTGCCCTTCGCGCCACGGCCACCCCTCGCGCTGCGCACCATCATCGTAGTCTTAGCCAGGGGCGCGAAGCGCTTGCCACCCGGAGCGCCGCTGTGCAGACCCTTCACCAGCAGGACGCGTGCACGGTGCGCCTCGCTCAGCATGGCAGCGTCCAGCGCGCCCAGCACAACGACCGGGTTGGACATGGCGCTGGTCATGGCGAGCGCCTTGCGCCACTTACCCACCATCCGCACGCTGAACGCACCGAAGGCCACTAGCCACCCACCCCACGGTCAGAGGTGGACCGCTGCTCGAAGGTCATCAGTAGCAGGTTCCGCTTCAAGCTGGAGAGCCCGAAGGAGCGCGACTGCACCTGCGTCGCGAACAGGCCGGGCGGGTTGGGCACCAGCTCGACCAGCGCGCCAGTTCGGTAGTCGCGTATCGCGTGAAGCCGGTCGTCTATGTGCAGCTTCGACCGATTCGTTCCGGCCTCGATCATGCCGGCCGCCTCCAGGTCGCGATAGTGGAACGTGAGCCGAAGCAGGCTGCCCGGGCTGTTCCCGGTGGTCATCATCTGTAGCTGCTCGAATATCTCGGGCTCCACCTGCACGGGCAGCCTGACCAGCGTCTCCTTCCGCGCCGACGTGCCCCGCTCGGAGCCACTGGCAGGCGGAACGATGCGCACCGTGCGGAACTCGTCGTCGTAGCCAGACTCTAGCGGGCCCGCGCCGTCCGGGTCGCCAGCAGTCGCAGCCGTGTCGAGCTGTGCGATCTCAGCCAGCATCGGCCAGATGAGGCGGCCCCGCATGGTCACACACTCCGCAGCCGTGGCGGCGCACGGAAGGACATGAGGATCTGGTCGATGCGCTGGTCGCCGGTGTACGGCCAGGAGCCTGGCAGGTAGGACTTCTCGGGGCTGGCCAGCTTGACGGTCTGGTCGCGCGTCTTCATCTCGACAACGCGATGGCCAACGAGCGCGTCGCTGGTGGGGTCGGCAGCGTACAGCGGCTCCAGCATGCGCATGACCATCATCTTGCATGCTTCTTCAATCAGCAGCGGCGTCGCGCCGTTGACCGAGCCGTCGTGGTCGGTGTAGCCGAAGACGCCGGTGACCTTCACGTTCTGCTGCCCGATGGGGAAGACCTTGAGACCCAGCGAGAAGCGCAGCTCGTCGCGAAGGTTCTGGTACACCTCCAGCAGCGGGTTCTGCCGGTCGTCGGGGAAGGTAAGGTTCTCGGTGATGTGGCGGTTGTAGACCTTGATGTCCGGCAGCAGCAGCACCGTCTCGTCGTCCAGCACAATCTCGCTGATGGAGATGATGGGCGCTTCCAGGTGGATGCTGCGCTTGCCCGTGCCATCCAGGTGGAAGACGAGGTTGCGCGGCTCGAACCAGCGCCCGGTCCACTTGTCAATCTGCTGGCTGGCCAGCGTGATGAGCGACTGCAGCCGCGCGTCCGTGGGCGGGTCGGGCACGCCCTCGTCGCGCATGGCCTGGACCGTGGTGTAGCCGAGACCGGTGTGCCCAGTGGCTTCCGGCAGCACCTCGAACTCTTCGCAAAAGTTCTGCTCGGGGCTGCTGACGGTGAGCTGGAAGAACCACTCGATGAGATGCGTGCCCAGCAGCGCCGCGAGCGGTGGCGTGTAGAGGGCGACGTAGCGGCCCGTCCCGAGCTTCTGCCCAGTGGGGCAGAGGTTCACAACGTCCACCGGCTCCTTGTCGCCTACCACCGCGGGGTAGACCTGCACCGGGTTGTTCGGGTCCGTCACCTTCTCGTAGATGCGGAAGGAGACCGCGTGCATGTCCGTCCGCACGCCGTTGACCGTGGTGAACAGGTCGAGAATCGGCTGCGTACAATCGCTGGTCTGTCCGCGCGCTAGTGCTGCCATCGGTCGCCTCCCTATCTTACGGGCACTCCACCGTCCGGGCAATAACCGCTGGCATCGTCAGCGTCGTGGTGACGCCGGCCTGCACATAGCCGCCCCAGATGGCGTCCTCGGCGTAGCCCGGCGCGCTGACCTCGACGTACCATGTGCCCGGCTGGTCTGGAATGAACTCGATGGTGTAGGTGCCAGGCACCGCCGACTCGGTCACCGTGATGGCGTTGGCCTGCACCGCCAGGCCACGCACCAGCTTCTTGGTCCAGTCCCCATCCACCAAGCCAACGAGCGGCGTCACGCCGTCCTCCTCAAACACTGAGAAGGGCAGCGCCACCGGGTCGCCAACGGGGACAGGGAAGTTCGCCATCGCTGCCTCAGAAGTTGCACCCAAAGAACGGGGCGTTGTCGCCAGCAGCAGGAGGCGCAGCCGCGTCCTCGGCAAAGAGGGCCACGCACATGCTCGCCCGGTTCCAGGCGTTGCCGCTCCGCGTCTCGGTGTAGTCCTTGGTTCCGCTCGATGTGAACCGCTGGAAGCCAATCCCGTGGAGCGCACCGGACGGCGGGTTGGGGCCGGCCGTCCACCCACGGAGCCAGGTCCCCGTTCCACTTGGCGGCGAGTCCAAACAATTCCCTTCATCGCCCTGGCCCAGAATCCCGACCGCGATGGAGTTGCCCGAGGGCGCAGTGATGGACGCCGTGTCCGTAGCCACTGACACGCTTGTGGAGCTGTCGATAGCCGTGCCGGTCGGGATGGTTGCGTTGACGTTGTTCAACTCCACCACCAAGACCGAGATAGCCGCACTGCCTCCCGTGAACGCGACGGTGTACGTTGTCCCGCCAGTAGGAAGGTCAGCCTCCGAGATACCCCAGATGGCAGAGGAGTTGCCGGCGCTGTCCGCGTTCTCGGCCTCCACGATCAGAGTCATCGACTCGCCGTTATAGGTCACCGCCGTGATGTCGTGGGTGGTGGCTTCCGCGTCGAAGATGGCAAGCACCATGCGATTCGACTTCGTCGTCAAGTGGTGCGACACCGATGCAGCGGTGTCCGCGTACTCCACCCACCAAGACTCGAAGTTGGCCTCATTGGGCGCCGTCGCCCCGGACTCCCGGAGAGCGATGGAGACGGCGGCCCATTGCTCGGCCGTCCCAGCAGACGTGAACGTGCCGGGGTTGTCGACGCCCGCCGTGGTAACGAGCTTGTCGCACGTCATCATGCTCCCGCCGTCGCCGCCACCGCCGTCGCTGGC